TTTTCAAAAGTTCTCTCCTAGAACTTTTCCCACCTCTTTCTTGTCACTTTTGCTAGTTTCTCTCTGTTTTTCTCCATTCTTACTAGTTGGTGTTGTTCGGTTGTTTGGCTTCCCTGCTCTTTTTCCTTCCTTCCTTCGCTTTTGTTTTGGTTTGCTTTACCATGAGTGAGAGTGGTAACACCACATCCATGCCTGGGTGTGGTAGAATGTGTGCTCTGCGGAGCACTTGGTCAAAAAGAGCTTTCCTTGTTGCCTGCAAGGATGGCGCACTTACCAGTGATGGTAGGTGTCCGCAGTATGGTTGTGGGGCTCTTGTCTCCATTACCAAGGGTGTTCAGCAGCCCAAGAAAACCGCTTCCGCAAAAGTGGTAAAATGCTTGTGCTGGGTTCAACCAGCACGCTGGTGCGAAAAGCACTCGAAGGGGCCTGCAAGTCCCAATGGTTCTGTGACCACCAAAAGGTCAAACTCTGCGCGTGCAGCGCCAGCCCCGCTTCCTTACAAGAAGCAAACTTGTGACGTGGTTGTCACAGTTGGGCCACTAGAGTTGGTTTATCCAGCTCTAGTTTCTGAGGAGCTACCCACTCCTGTCGCTGCCACCCCGACTAAGGTGGAAGAGGTTCCCATTCCGGAGCTGCCCTTGTGGTTGGCCCCAGCATGGATGGTGGAGCAGCCCTATGCTGCTACCCCAGAGGTCCTCTGCCTCACCCAACGGGAAGAGTTTGCGCTACTTAAAAAGCGCCTTACCCGCAAGGGTAAGCTTCTTCAACGGCGTGCCACGCACGCGCGTTTTGAGGCTCGGGCTGCATTAGCCCGTGTCCGTGCTGCCACCCAACGTAAGGTGGAAGAGGTTACCGCCCTTGTCATCAAGGGCAGGCGGATTTTGGCCGCCCACCAACTACTCCGTGAGTTGGAAGAGGTAGCCCCTCTCTCTCAAGCCCAAGAACAACTTGTGGCTTCTTCTTGTGCTGCAGCTGCAGCACGCCAGGAGGAATGCGCTAGCTTCCTTCGCCGTGCCAAAGCATGGCGGAAAAGCATTAGTGCAACTCCTCCTGTTGCCTTTGCCACAGCTGTGGCTTCTAAAGTGGTTTCAGCCACTATGCCTTGGGCCCATCTTGGGCTCTCTCTTGGGGGACTTTTGGCAGTCCCTACTTTGGATGGCACCCTGGGTGCTAAGCAGTGGAATGCTAAAACCATTGCTACATGGGTTTTGAAGCCCGTTGTTTCTTGTGTCCAATCTGTGCACGCTAAAGTGCGCGACTGGTTACATAGCCAACCAGAAGTGGGTGTTACAAATACTAAGGTTCCTCTGGTGCTACCAGAGGTCTGCTTGGGGGTCTTATCGCCTCCTTCTTTATCTGAAGAGATAGTGGACAATCCACAGGAAACTAGCCAGAGTGGAATCTGGCACCCAGAGATGGGTGTAAGAAATATCTACGTTTTTCATGATGATTCGTGGGAAACTAGTCCAGAAGAGGACGAAAACTATACCTACACCTTTAGTCGACAATGTGGTATTCCATATTTGTTAGTTGAAGGACGGGGCGCTGAAGAGCGTAAGAATACTATTCTCGGATGGGATTTCTCTCTCCATAACGATGGGGAGTTTGAATTCCTTCCTAGTCCTGAAGAGGGTTATACTAAGGAACTGGTTACACCAGTCGCTCTTGAAGAGGAGGATAAATACTCCACAGCGAGCAGTTGTGGATTCTTCTCCCTGGACGATGTTTCATCTGCGATAACCATACAATGTCCAGGGCTTTTGAGTGCCGATGCTGATGTTCATTTTTTTGATGGACCAGGCTATCGATGCTCTTCGCGACCACGTGATTTTCGTCCACCCGTGGTGAGAGGCTGCGACTACGAAAGTAGAGTTAAAGCTTCTATCCAAAGGAAAATCGAGAATCCCCTGCAAGAACGTTTTATTACTGTATTGCGCGAGAAGAGGAAGAAAAATAAAAAGAAAGAGTTTCATTCCTTCTCCGCCTGCTTCGCTTTTAAGAGGAAGCAAATACAGTGGCCTCCTACACCTAATGAGATGGTTAATGAATGGGAGGAATATTGCATTGCACAGGCGTGGTTGCCTTTTGAAGTTGTAGTGACAGACGAAATTGAAGATGTCACTCCTTTGTATCCCGGTGGGAGGGATTACAATTGTAACAGTCAGTTGCTTTTTCCGCTAGCTCCATTGTCGACGGTATATTGTGATGATTCGTGTTTCCATCCTAACGACGGGTGGACGACTGATGGAAATGGCAAACATTTCCGACTTAGTCCACAATTCGTTTTACCCGATGTCCCTATACCTATAGTGCACCGCGTTACACGCCAGTTACCGCAGTTTTTGTATGATTTGGGTATCGGTGATCTTACCTGCAATTCGGGCTATCAAGCTGAGAATTTGCAAGAAGAGATCCAAGAACGGATGGAAGATCGTAGTGAGGAGAAACCAGTGCCAAGCTTAGATACTCTTATTAGTAAGCTTTCGAAGAGGAGTACCAAAGTAAAGGGCGCGGGTGAAAATCGCTATGCTGATCGTCACAGTCTAACAGAAAAGGCTATTTTCCACCAACCCGGTGCGCTGAGCCGCATGCGCTCGGGTAAAGAAAAAACAATTGTGGCAGCGAACCATAACTCTGATCAGATTTCAGTGCGTATGGCGGAATGTGGTAAACCTGTGTTTACACCACTACCGCGAATGTCTGATGAAATGCTGAGAAAATTTCTAGAGAAAGGGTTAGGTTCTACTTCTACAGTAGCATTGGATATCGGTATACAAAGCCATATTCCACAAGGAATGCCTACTGTTGCGTTTGTTAATGTTATGGACACACGTATTGAGGATCCTTTGTATTCTTCATTATGTGGGTCCTACATTGATCTTGGAAGGGATCGGGCTAAAACGCTTTGCTTACCTCTCGTCAATTTCCCAATGAGCAAATTAGCAGAGGATGTTGATGATGTGTTAAATGGCTTGATGCTGTGTACACATTTTCAAGATTCGACTAAGTTTGGGGTTGGCAAACCTGCTTTCCAGTATGGCACATTAGAATTTCAAGAATTCAAACCTTCTGCCTACTCGGATTTTTCCCGTGTGAGGGATAATTGGGATGCGATTGCTAAACAACAGAATACACCTAATGATCGCATTCTAGCAGGATTTTCTGTTCTTGGTGCTGTTTCACAAGCATATAATCAAGCTCTACCAGTGTTCAAGTCTGTGGAACTTGTGGCACCGCCCAAGAGAAAGCCAGTGGTGGCTACTTTTCAGAATCCAACCACATTGGGTAGGAGTAACACAACTCGTAGCTTCCGCATGCCTACTATGGATTTGCCACGAAGTACGGGGCGTGATGCTCCAATTCCCATAGTGCATCGGCGAAATAACAATGATGTACATGGATTTGATGAAGCTACACCAGCTCGTTTTTCAACTTGTGATTCTGGATTAGTGGCCGACACAACGCTCGCCTTTGCGAAAATGTATCAATGCAAAAAGGATGCTAAGGCTGGGCACGTTTTGGCCACTATTGATATTCAGGAATGTGTCTTTGAAGACAATAGACGAGTGGCTCTGGATTGGCTAGCACACGGTCTTGCTAGCTTCAAATATGATCTACAATTGACCGTAGATTCGAACCCTTTCGTTGGGGTGACATTGGGGATTACAGTAGATGCTTTCGATCGGCTTCTACCCCAGATTTCTGATGAGGTGATTGCAGTGCCATTGGCATTTCAATTACCTACTTATTTGTTCCCGATTTCGAAGAAGGGGACTTTCACCCAAACTATTGATTTTGCGGCAATAGCTGGGTATAATTTTTTTCCGCATGTAGCAGCTTTTGGTCGGCCAAAAATTATCGTGTATATAGTGTCCGATAATGATTTGCCAGCGAGTGACACGTGGATGTGTCTCGTCGAGTTGCATATGACGAGACTCGAATCATCTACGTTAGCTTGCAGTCCCACCCTCGTTTTGCCTCAAGCATTTGGGGGTGATTTACCATTAGATTTGTGGCGTGGCCCCTATACCTTCCCATTAGGGGGGGGTACCAAGCGTTTATCCACTTCGTTGGATATTGGGACGTCGACAACGACCGTTAGTGGGTGGCGTACTGTTTCTTTTCCCGCTGCTTATGCTCTTTTCTTACAAGGGCATGGTGGTAGTTTAGTTGGTGAGGTGGTGCATACTGGTTCGGCCGCTGTGTCATGTGCACTTCACCTTTGTATATCCTTTGGCGGTGCCCCTCCTACTTTGGAGGAAGCACTCGTCTTTCCTGGTTTTCGTTTACCTTCCGGTGAGGGCAAATTTCATATTAAGGTACAAACGCCATATGGGCGATTAAGCACTTTAACTCCAGACTGTGCCTTATATGTTTATTTAGCCGGAGGACCTATTGCTGTTGCACCAATGTCGGTGCCCTATCAATTCTGCATCCATTTGGAGAGATTGGTAGATGATGGAGCCCCACCTCGAACGATTGGTTTAATTCGAGAGTTTAATTGGGCTACCATAAATAATTTTAAGAGTGACGATATAACGTTTGCCATTCCTGCGCGTTTGTCTGATCTTGTGCTTACTTGTGGTGATGTCACTATGAGTACTAACCCTCTTGCCTTATTAATTGGTAGTTGTGGTTTCTTCCGGGGCAATCTCACAGTTGTCTTGGAATGGGCCACCTTCCTAAAGGCAGGAGATAAAGAGGGCACAGTTCAGTTGACTACATGTCGTGGCATGATTAATAATGTCAAGGGTGTGCGAAATGCCATCCAGAAAAAAGTCGTCAACTTATCTCTCGTCGGATCTGTCTCCCGCTACCTCAATGTTGGGGATTTCACCGGTTTTGCACAATCTGGTGGGCAAGTGGGGTATGATGAGATTTTTCTCGAGTTCAGCACGAATAAAGCTAAGCAAATTCGTTATTTAAATATAAATGTTGAACTTGATGAAAATTTCGAGCTGTATGGTCGTACGATCATACCTCTTAAGAATACAGCTCCCGCTTTCGCAAGTACATCTGCTAGTGCTCCCAACGAAAGTTGATAGCGATGTGCACGTTTAGGAGATAAATAGCTAGTATCTTTCTACTCGGATTCCCCTCTGTCGTCATAGAGGGGTTTCAAGGGATGTCATCATCAGCGTTGGCTATGGCCACGATGTGAATCATGGAGTAACGCACCATGAGTCCCCCGATAATTCGGTCCCAAGAGACTACACTTGGGTTGAAAATGATGGTAAACCATCCGTATGGGTCTATGCTCATATGTTAAGAGTTGTCTTACTGTATATGGCTTCTACATAAGGTCGGTACCCCTGAAATAGGGATCCTGTTCGCGTGCGTGGTTGTAGGAGTGCTAAGTATAGTTGCAACATAAATATGACTTGGGAGACAAAGTCTCATCCACCTTGGAACCGCACAGGGATATAACTCAAAGCGGAATGGTAGTAAACTACTTGCCCTATCAGTAGGGATGGGAACGCTCATTATTAGCAAACCCTTACCCTGGACATTAGGTGCTTCAGCAATATGAGGCGAAAGACTAGGGAGAAAGTTCCTATGGACGTGTAATTCGTCCACTCGAGATGGGAGTCATGCCATCGTGTTATCTTATTTTCTTGTATTGTATTTCAATTTCAAAGAAAGTTGCTGGATCTAAACCAGACCCAGGTGAGTGGAACCTTCTGCGTCCACTCGGTTTGGTATTTTACGATTAAAATACCCAGGTCTACTGCTTCCGAGCCTGATTAAAATCTTAAAGCGGCCATCGTTCAGTACTTGCTGGCATGGTGACATGAGTGATGATGCTTTATGAATCATCAAATAGTTTCTTTGTTTCTATTTCTGGGAAATCCTTTTGGAGAGTGCCCATGAGAATAATGAAGCGTTTAGTACACGATATAGTACTATCTCTGTTCCAGGAGATTGCGCCGGAAATATAGTCGATCATTTTATGATCAAGGTATTTCTGGATGGGCTCGTTGCGAAGAGTTTTCGCTCAAGGTTCACATGACTGTAAATTGTAAGTGTACTCAAGATGTTTCTAGTCTAGGCAGCTAGATGCATTGGATGAGGTCCCGATTGATACGGGGGGATAATCAATCCCAGCTTACGGTGTGTGCCGACTTATATGGAAGTGTCCATATCGCATTTTGCTTGTTTTTAGACATAAATAAGCACTCTTTACTGCGTGTAATACGCTGGTGTCTCATTATATACTAGCGTTGCAGCGCTAGGACTACCTAAGACAACCGTATTATACGTTTGCTTTATTTATTTTTGCTACTCCTGTTTAGCAGGTCGTGCCTTCAGTAAGCACACAAAAATATTTTCCATTTTTAGGTTTTGGTTAAGAGTCATTTTATTGAGCACTTTTCTTTTAGAGAATAGAGTCTGAAATGTCCTTTC